ATCCATTGCGCAACACGCACCTGAGCGATCACCAGCCTTTACAGCCAGAACCGCGCGGCGGCTGTACTGACGTATACGCCACTCCAACCACCAGTCCTTGAATCTTTGTCTGATCTGGAACATACTGAATCCCTCTTTGATTACCCCCGTCGCGGCTGCCCAGCCATATCAGCGTCGGGGGTTTTCTTTGCATGTTTGGTGCTGCGCCGAGGACTCGAACCCCGTCTTGCCGCTTACAAGGCGGCTGCGCTACCTGTTACACCAGCGCAGCAGAGTGCCGGGTTACGCCATCCCGGCGAGGCTTATGGCTGCATCTGCAGTGCCCCCGCGGTTCCGACTCCGAGCTTCACAGCTGGGGCCGTCCTTGCTGCTTCACGCTGCAGCGGCGAGATGGATCACCTCCTGCGCCTGATGGCTTATTCGGTGATTGCAGGGTTCGGACTTTCCGGCTTTCGTTTCCCCTGCGTGCCCTCCGGATGCCAGGGCGTTGCGGTCTCAGGTATTGGATGACGCGAGTATTCCTCTGAGAGCCGTCGCACGGCACTACCACAACTGAACAGCACCCTCATTCCCTGCCTGCGGGCCAGGAAAAATACCCAGCGGCCGAAGGTGCTGTTCGGTTGTGCCCGTCTTTCCGGGCTGTCCGCGACCTTACTCACCACCGGCGCAACCTGACTGTTGCCGTATTACCTGTGTTTTCAGGAGACCGCCCGGGTAAAGGAGTGAAACCCCGTCGATCTGCTGCTGCCTGGTTGTTTCATGTCTGGCCACCGACTTCGCAGCTATTCGCCAGTCGGCATATTTCCCCTGCCGCCGGGTCGCTCACCTGCATTTAGTGCGCCCGACAATCCCGCCGGGCTAAGCTGGATCTCCTGTCAGCTTTCTTCAGCACCCTCAGTGAAGGCGCTCAAAAAAGGACCGGCGAAAGGGAGAAGCCGGTCAAGGCTCAGCGCCACTGTATGAATCCACACCCCAGCCAACAGATAAAAATTACCGACCCGAACAGCGATACTGGGTCTAGATCGGGAGTCATGCGGCAGGCTGCCCACTTCTCGCAGGAGTAGGGAAGCGTCTTAATTCATGGCCTTTGATGGTGCCGTCATCCTCGATGAGGACAGTGATTTCTCGTTTTTGACGTAGGGCCTTACTGATCGCGCCTTGTGTGCAGCCAAGAGCAGCCGCCGCTTCTGCCTGCCCTACCTCATCAACAAATTCAGAAAGAGGTTTGCGGTCCATTACCAAGCTCCAAATTGAACAACAGAACCAGTATTACCAACGGTGTTAATCGTGTCAACACCATTGGTATTTGATATGCATAACCTGTGGTAATAAATTGCCATGATGAGTAAAGCCAAAAGGCCACTGCCGCCTGAAGAACGAGCCGACAATGACAGGCTCAAAGCAATTTGGAACAGCAAGAAGGCTGAGCTGAGGCTCAATCAGGAATTGCTGGCGGACGCTATGGATGTAGGCCAGAGCGCAGTCAGTCATTACCTGAACGGCTACAATCGTCTAAATGCCAAAGCAGCCGCGCGGTTTGCAGAAGTGCTCAAAGTCAAAGTGAGCGACTTCAGCCCCTCTCTAGCGCTGGAAATAGAGCGCATGGCTCAAACAGGGCTGTCTGTGGCAGATGATGAAGACCAACGCCCTACCCCACCCCCAGAAAACCACACCCAGCTTGGAGTAACTGACTCAGGCCAGCCGAAAGAAAGCGGCGGCAACGTCATAACCGCAGACTTTCAGAAAGCTCGCCTGCGTGAAGGCGAGATCACAATTCCGCAGTTTGACGTTCGAGGAGCTATGGGCGCGGGACAAGTCGCACCGGATTATGTCGAGACCATCCGTCACCTGACTCTGCACCAGGATTATCTGTCCGCGCTGGGGGTTCGTTACACCCAAGCCAGCAATCTGGCGATCGTCACCGGCTACGGGCAAAGCATGGAAGGCACCATCAACGATGGCGATCCGGTCATCATCGACCGAGGCGTGCAAACCTTCATGGGGGATGGCGTGTACCTGCTGACCTGGAACGACATGCTCTACATCAAGCGCCTGCAGATGGTGTCAGCCACCGAAATCGAGCTGATCAGCGACAACCCCAAGCACAAAGACAGGGTCGTCAAGCTGGACGAAGTGACGGTGCATGCCAAGGTACTGATTGCTTGGAATGCCAGGAAGCTGTGACGTGATTGCTGAGGTTAAGAAGCTGGTTTCGAGGAATTTGTGATCGAGGAGCGCCAGAAACAGGATGTTCATTGACGAAGTCACCAGTCGATGTGACTTTTCCAGAGGAGTCTTGCAGCCGTTTATTTGCCGGCTCAATGACAGTGAGTACTATTTCGCGAAAGGCTCAAACTCTGGTGTTCGCGGTCTCATCAGTGAGTGGATCGCTGCAAACATGGCCCATGCGTTCGGCTTGCCGACTCCGCCATGTACCATCGCTTACTTAGATCCAACGCTCAAGTCCATCTTGGACCCTGCGTGGCAGGCTGATCTTGAATTTGAAAACCTTTTTGCATCCAGATCGGTGATGCCATGTGAGACGGTAACCATTACCGACCTCGCAGCAATACCGTCCACGCTGCAGAGAGATGTCTTCGTGTTTGATTACTGGGTGCAAAACGAAGACAGGCATTTGGGTGAAACGGCGGGCAACGTGAACTTACTATTCCAGCCACACTCTCAGTCTCTTCAGGTTATAGACTTCAATTTGGCGTTTGCTGACGATTTCAACCCGAGCGATATGAGCACCCATGTGTTCCATGACGCGCTTGCCAGTAGCCCCATAGATCTTGATGATCAAAGCAAGTACGGGGCTCGCTTTGAGAAATGCATAGCTGAATTAGAGGTTTTCATTAGCGCCATTCCTGACGAGTGGATAGAATACTCGCCCTCATCCAGTGCTATTCTGCAAAGGATCAGGGAACAGCTTTCAAGGTACAGAAGGGATGATTTTTGGGGAGGTCTGACATGGTAAAGCATGCATGCCAGTACAAGATTGTGCGCTTTGCGCCATTCGCTGAGACAGAAGAGTTTGCCAACATCGGCATCGTTGTTTTCTGCCCGGCCTCCGCACGCCTTGAATTTAAGTTCGCCAATGCTCGCTTTGGTCGGGTAACGACCTTCTTCGAAGGGCTTGAGGCTGACGTGTACAAGAACGTCATCTACGGACTGCGTAATGAGTTCACACGCATTCAGAACCTGCTTACTCAAGAGAGCAAGCATACTGCGCAGGCTGTCTTTACAGAGCTGACACGCACAAAAGGTGGCGTTGTTCGCTTTTCTGACATGCGAGCTGTGCTTACTGACGACGTGACTTGCCAGCTCGATACGCTATTCGATCACTACGTTAACCGCAGCTTTAACACCCCCGTGTACCGGGAGAAAGTGCTTGAGCGCAACGTAAAGGAAAGCCTCAAGAGACTGAGCCTGGACAGGGTATACAAGAAAGCGGGGCTCAGCGCAGGCCTATATGAAATTACCTTGCCTTTTGTTCGGCAGACTGGCGACCAAACCAAGGGGGCTATAAAGCCTCTGGCATTTGACCAGAAAACTACCGGCAAAGCTGTTGAGCACGCTGATCTATGGTTAAGTCGGGCTGAACACCTGATTTCTAACAGCATTGACGCGGACAGCCTGATGTTTGCGCTGGATATCAGCCACACTGAAGACGAACGGCTCAGGGACTATCTGAAAATGTTTCAGGACAAGCTCGAAGGTATTGGTATTCACACAGCGGATACCAGCGACAGCCGAAGCATTGCAGAGTTTGCACAGACTCACTGATACAGCTTTCTCAATGTAGAGCCCGCTCCGGCGGGTTCTTTGTTTCAGACTTCAGTACCACCGCCCCTACAGCACCAGCTCCATCCCCATCACCGCATCCTCGCCCAGTACGCGAATCAGCCAGTCGTCGGTATCAAAACTGCTGCCTGAAGCGCTCCGCTATCTCACCCAGTTTGAGCGCTACCGAGAAGTCTTTGATCTGGTCGTGCGCGTCAGGACTCAAGAGACCGATGAGCAAAAATACATCCGTCTGTAGCGAGCCTGTACAGTAAACGAGGTGGTCATCACTGGTGCGCTTGTACTGAATGAGCCTTTCCGGCCAGCCGCCCGCCTGTTTCAGGTGAATGTGCCTGACGTCTTCCAGTAACAGGATTCTGGGTGTGCTTGGGTGGTCATATGGCGCATCGCGGCCAAAGCCAATAGGTGCGATGCCCGTTGTTTTGTAACTGCGGAAGTCATACTCAAGCGCAGCAAGTGCTTCGGCACTGAGCTGTTCTCGAATCATCCCTGAATTGAATACTCGCATGGCTACTCAGTGAACTGCGAAAGCTCGTCAATGCTGCGCTCACGCAGCAGTCGGTTGCCATGAGCGGTGGCGGCCCTCAATTGCTGAGCGCTGAGGTTGAAACGGCCAACCACTCTTTCGGCAGGAATGAACTGACGCACATGAACAAGCAGGGCATTACACATCCTGTGCGCATCATCCAGTTGCTGGATCGCACGCCGATAGGCACCGGCCAGCGGAGCCCGCCACTGACCCAGCTCCGCGTTGTCTTCAACCGAATGAGCCAAATGAAACCGCAAATACGCTGACATGCCGGTGATCATCTGGTCCATGGTATCGAACAACTCAAACGTTTCCCGCGCAGCATCCAGCTCAAATTCAACCTGCAGCGTCAGAACAGAGTCGACCTCTTGTTTCAGGGGCGTGATCACGGCATCAAGCGACTCGATAACCCTATCAACCGCCTCAATACCGGCCTGGGCTGCCGCTGCAATATGGTCGGCATTGCCATCAAGCACAACCGGCTCCAGCGCTGAAACCGTCTGCATCATCAGTTGAACGCCATGTAACAGGTGATTGCCCATATTTGCTGCCCGAGTTGCTCTGCTTAAAAATCGTACCCACCTGGTGGAAGGTAGCCGTCACAGTATAGACGATTGCGCCGACTGAGACTCCACTTACGCCCAGCGGCATGTAGTATGCAACACGCCCACAGCACCAACACTGCGCCGACGATCCATTCCATGGTTTACGTCACCTCAATCCTCATAGCTTTTCAAGCCTAATGCTATTGCATAACATCCTGCTGTTGACTCAACACTCATCCGCAGTCGAGCCACTGGTAGGCCAATATATTTTGCACCTATCAAAGTCCCAACAGCTCCGCCCGCTGTGCTCGTATTTCCTTCTGCGACCTGTTTAGAGGTCATATCAAGAACCATTTTGTGCGCGGCGGCATCGCAAGGCATTAGAGCCTTGTATCGAATCAAGAAATATCCATGTGTAAACAGTACCACAGCGAGTATGGCCGCAATTATGCGCCGCCCCGGGGTTGGCTGTGAGCTCGTACCATCCAGATTTTGCTTGTCTGCGCCAGCTTTAAGATCAGTGGAGGCGGGAGGTGGCTGAGAGGATTCCATCGGCAGCCCGCAATTAGGGCAACTTACTGCTCTGGGGCTGACCTGTTTACCGCAGTCTGGACACTCAACCAGGTTGCGAGTAGATGATGTATCTGGCTGCTCTTGCTGTGATGGGCTGACAACACGGGTATCGGTCACTTGAGCAGGCCCTCCGCTCAAGTGGGTTCCGCAAGCCGAGCAGTGTACAGCCAAGGGCGAGTTTGATGCCCCGCAACTGGGGCAATGCTTCTTGCTCATCAAGGTGCCTTTAGCATTTTGGATTCGTCGCAGCGGCACGGAATCAGTTGTTCAGCGCCCTGTAGCCGTCGCGCTCGTTTTGCATGCAAACGGCTTGCAGCTGCAGCTGATCAAAGATCGCAGCGCACTGTCGCTTAGCCCTTTCGGCAACGTTTGAAGGCATGCCGAAATTGCCCTGCATTTTCTGATGGCCTTCACGTTCGTTGTCGACACAGATTTTTTGCAGCTGGAACTGATCGAAGGTTTCCGCGCATCGCTCTTTCGCCCCAGAACGCTCCTGAGCCCAAGAGTTCTGCCACGATCCGGACTGGGCCATGGCCTGTCCTGTAAATGCGCAAAGTGAAATAAGAGTAATTACCGCTGGCAAAACATGGGATTTCATACCGTGCTCCTTGTTAGTCCGTGCGCGACTTCCTACTGCGCAATTCACACCTTACCGAACCTGTCTGATTGAATCACCAAAATAAATATTACCAATGGTGTTGACTATTAATAATACCGTTGGTAATTTTAAGTCACACAACAGGCAATGAGGCACCCACCATGATCACACGCACTGAACACGGCTACGCCCTCGGCCACTGGGAGGGCATCCCAACCCTGCTGGAGTCAGGCCGCAAGCTGACACCGGGTGAAGTCCGTGCGGCTGTCTGCCGGGCCAATGGGCTCACTGCAGCTGATGCTGGCCGTGAGCTGCACTGCTCGAAGAACACCATCTACCAGTACTGGAAGAGCATCTACTTCAAGACCGGCTGTGATGACGTGGTGGTTGCGATCAACAAGATGATCGAGGTCGGCGCCCTGCACCGCCTGCAGCTGCTGCTGATCGTGGTGGCGCTGTTCGGTGCCGCGGTGTCCGGCAGTGACGATGTACTGCGCCCACGTGGCCAGGCACGCATCACCGCCCGCACTGCCCGCACCCGCCGTGACGAGCTGTGCGAGATCGGCAGCGGCCCTGACGGGCTGACGCCTTCAACCACATACCTGGGAGCTGTGGCATGAGCGGCATTGAAGCGGTGTTCCAGCTGTACCTGATGCTGGTGGGGTTGGTCGGCTTCTTCGTCCTGGGCTGGGGCGTGGCCACGATCTTCTACTGCCTGCGGGCTTTGTATGACGGTGAGCCGGTGCGCCCGGTTCTGAAAGAAATGCTGGAGGAGTGGTGAAGAACGTGAACGAACAATCTCAGGCATTCGTGCCAAACCCGGCATGCCGTGGGCGTCTGATAACCGACACCGAGCTGCTCGCCAAGGCAATGGACCGGATGAAGACCATCGCGGAAGAAAATGACCGCTTGCGCGCGGCCATCACTGCGGTTGCTTCAGCCAACGAGAGCGACTTCAACGCAACGCTGGCCGCTGCCATCGACGTTGCAACGGGGCCCTTGCCCTACACGCTGGCCGACTTCCTGCCGGCCTTCCGACAGATCCATGTGAGTAAGGAGGCATCATGACCACGCTAACCCTGTACGCCTATACCTGGGCGATCGGTGATACCGAAACCGTAAGCTACCGAGTATTCCCGATTGAGCCAGACGAAATTCGGCTGGGCATGATCCCGGTGGCTGAGATCGAGGTGGATATTTCCCTGCCTGATCCCGTGGCACTGGAGGCCGCCAAGAAGCGTGGCGTTGCACTGTTCCTGGCTGCACAGAAGATCCGTGAACAGGAGAAAGCAGCATGAACGCCCCAGCCAACCCTTTCGACCTGCAGCTGCAGCCGGACGATGCACCAGTGTTCCCCGGTCCCGGCTTCTACACCGGCCTGAGCAATGCCGAGTACCACTCTGGCCCCGGCATCAGCAAGAGCGGTCTGGATCTGGTTGCGCACTGCCCCTCTTCCCTGCCCTGGTCGAAAGCGGCACCGGTGGATGAGGTGAAGACCAAGGCTCTGGACTTCGGTACCGCCCTGCACTGCCTGCTACTGGAGCCGCATGAGTTCGACAGCCAGTTCGTTGTCTCACCGGAGTTCAACCGCCGCACCAACGACGGCAAGGCCGAGTGGGAAGCGTTCCAGATCGAGCATGACAACAAGATCATCATGACCGCTGACGAATGGCGTCAGCTGCAGATCATGCTGGATAGCGTTCAGGCCCACCCGACAGCCCGCTGGATCTTTGAACAGCAAGGTATGAACGAAGCTTCCATCTATTGGACCGATGAGCAGACCGGCGAGCTGTGCCGGGTACGCCCCGACCGCATCCTGATCGATCACCACATCATCGTGGATGTGAAGAAGGTAGATGGGCTGGACCGGTTCGAAAAGCACGTTGAAGAATTTCGCTACCACGTCCAACACGCCATGTACTGCGAGGGCTACAAGCAGCATTTCGGTGTAGAGCCGCAGTTCCTGTTCCTGGCAGTCAGCTCCAGCGTCAGCGCCGGTCGCTACGCCGTGGATGTGGTTGATCTCGATCCTGACTGGGTGCGCCGCGGCCATGAGCTGTACCGCGAAGCCCTCGAAACCTATCACCAGTGCCGGGTCAACGATGACTGGGTACACATCCGCCGCCTGGAACGTCCGGGTTGGGCGGTGCGCAATGATGAACGGAGATTGTCATGAACCATAACACCATGCAGGCCTACCAGCAGACACAGGCTGTTGCTGACTACCAGCCGGACATGCAGGCCCCTTACGCCACGCATACGGCCAATATGCTTATGAACCCGCAGATCATGCAGGCGCTCGACAGCTTCGCCAACATGATGGCCGGCGGTGTTGCAACGGTGCCCCAGCATCTGCGCAAGAACAAAGCCGACTGTATGGCCGTGGTAATGCAGGCCGCCCAGTGGGGCATGAACCCATTTGCCGTGGCTCAGAAGACACACCTTACCCAGGGCGGACAGCTGGGATATGAGGCGCAGCTGGTCAACGCGGTCATCACCTCAAATGGCCCGTTCGATGGTCGTCCAGATTACGAGTTCTTTGGTGACTGGGACAAGATTCTGGGCAAAGTGCAGGAGCGTAAGTCAGACAAAGGCGGAAAGTATTATGTCGCCGGATGGAACGCTTCTGACGAGGCAGGTCTTGGCGTCATTGTCAGGGCACGACTTCGCGGCGAAGAAGAAGCCCGCGAGCTCAAGCTGCTGATGACTCAGTGCTACCCACGCTTTTCAACCCAGTGGGCGACCGACCCTCAGCAGCAGATCAGCTATGCCGCACTCAAGAAATTCGCACGGCGTTACTGCCCAGACGTGATCCTGGGTGTTTATACCCCGGATGAATTCGAGCCGGTCGATCCGCCGCCAGAGCGTGAGATCAACCCTGTCGATACCGGCACTCAGGCCTCATCACTCAAGAACCGAGTGAAGAAAACCCGCGCCCCGATTGATGCAGAACCGGCACCGGTCCAGCAGCCTGCCCCAGAGCCACAGCAGAGCATGCCCGACTTTGGCGAACAGCAGTCACCGGCCCGTGACTACTCCAGTGCCATACAGACCATGATCGACGGCATCAAGGAGTGCAGCTCCGCCGAAGAACTGAGCCAATGGGGCAAGGATATTGGTGAGTTTGCCGAAGACCACCCGGAAGTCGATCTGATTGAAGTGAAGCGGGCCTACCAGGCCAAGAAGAATGCCCTGACCGGAGAACACGCATGAACGCACCTGTAACCGAAGCCACCGCCATGATCAGCGTCAGCGCCACCCCTGCTGCCATCGCGTTCAACTTTGAGGAAACACGCGCCTGGCTCGAAAGCGAGCTGGAACAGTACGACGTGGTGGTTACCGCCGACACGCTGGCCGACTGCAAGAAGCTGGCCACCGAGCTGAACAAGCTGGCTGCCGAGATCAGCAAGCGTCGCCGTGAAGCCGTTGCTGAAGTCAGCGGCCCGATCAAAGACTTCGAGGGCAAGGCCAAGTCACTGGAACAGATGTGCAAGGACGGCCGGCAGCGACTGCTGGACCAGGTGCAGGTGTTCGAGGACGAGACCAAGGCCAAAGCCAAAGCGGCACTGGAAGCGGCCCGAGCTGGCATGTGGGCTGAACAGGAAGTGGCCGAGGAGTTCCGCCGCGCTCAGATCGATGACCTGGTGAAACTCAGCACCCTGACCAAGACCGGCAAGCTGTCGGCGACTGCCAAGCAGGAACTGCTGATCCGTGTGAACGCTGACCTCAAGCTGCAGCAGCAGACCCAGATCCGCCTGCACCTGCTGGAGAACGACAGCTACCGCGCCGGACTGGCAGCACCGCTGACCCGGGCACACGTTGAGACCTTCCTGTTTGCCTCTGACGAAGAGTACGGCCAGCGCCTGCAGACAATGATTGCCTCCGAGCTGGAGCGCCAGAAGGTCGCCGAGGAGCGCAGCCGTAAGCGGTTCGAGGAAGAGCAGCGCCGTGCAGAAGCTGAACGCGCCCTGCGTGCCGATCACCAGCGGGTGTATGCCGAAGATCAGCAGGCACAGCAGGCACCTGCACCGGAGCCCGAGCCGATCCCTGAACCACTGCCAGAAGCGGCCACGGCCGCACCGGTGCAGCAGGCGCAAAAGCATGCCTACGGCCCACTGGATGACCCCCGCGCTGCCGCCATCGCTCAATGCACACAGGCAGAAGCTGAGGCTCAGGCCATCCAGCTGTCGGCCAACGCCATGGCCGAGCCGTTCGGCATCTGGACCCCCAACGGGCTTATCGCCATCGCCTATGGCGGTGCCATTTTCCGCAAGCAGTAATCATCACCAGGACAGGAACTACATCATGAACTCTGCAGCCATGATCGATTTTGACGAAACCGTGTTCAGCACTTCAGCCCACACCATGCACACCGACCTGATGGGCGTGGTGATCAACACCTGCAAGGCCCTGCCGAACGTCTGGCAAAAACTGAACGAAGACCAGCAACAGGACTTCATCGATTCTATTGATCGCCAGATCAAGGAGCTGGTGACCAGCTGCGTGAAAACCATCGCCGCGGATGACCGTCCTTACGTGCTGGGCAAAGTCGAACAGGTGGTCTTCAAGCGCGGCATCGAAGCCAAGCTGTCGATCGAGCGTGATGTTCACCAGGAAGGCGCACCCAGTGGCGCGCATGAGCTGGCCGACAACACTGGCGAAATGGTGATGATCATCCTGCCGGGACTGGGTGGCTATGAAGCCTCAGAAGGCGATAAGCCGACCGCGGAGGAAGACCAGCCGGATCTGCTCGACTCTGCCTCCGATGATCTTTACGACGAAGCAGTGACCTTTGTAACCGAGGAGGGCAAGGTGTCGATCTCTGCCCTGCAGCGTGAGCTGAAGATCGGCTACAACCGTGCCGCGCGACTGGTCGAGATCATGGAGAAAGCGGGAGTGGTTGGTCCTCTGCAAAACAACGGGCAACGCCTTGTACTGCCGCGTGATGCTGAAAAAGCGCTTTTGCAGGCTCTCAGCCCTGATCAGCCAGAAACCTGATGCCCTGCCCCACGTGCATTGACGGCATCTGCAGCAGCAGGTGCCTCACTCAGCAACAAGGAGAAATGACATGGCAGACGAAGCCGATATCGCCAACGACTACGCCGAGCAGCAGCTCAAGCACTCTCTGCAGAGCCTGCAGGCCAACAGCACACCGCGCCCTATTCCGGACGGCTGCTGTCACTGGTGCGCCGATGAACTTGATGGGAGTCGGTTGTTTTGCGGACCTGAGTGCGCACAGCGTTATGAGCACAACATGAGGATGCGGGGATGACTGACCTGATTACAGAGCTGCATGCCTTGGCGCAGCGCATGGCTGCAGCCGGAGAAACAGACGAGCCGGTAACCGTATCGTTGGCAGCTGAGGAAATTGAACGGTTGCAGAAAACCGTAGAGCTGCGCGCGAAAGACTTCCACATGCTTTGCCAGGATCTTCAGAAGATCGAAGCACTACTGGGCTGCGAGTCAAACGGAATGATGGGTGTCACTCCCATTTATGAAGCGGTGCAGAGGCTGCGGGCCGAATTGGAGCGCCTGACGGATACCAACAAACAATTCGGAAAGATCATCCACAACCAGGTTGTCGCAAATCAGGCGGCATGGATCGAATGGCAGCACGGCAAAGGCGCTGAGGCTGCAATGGCATGGGTGCATAACGGTTTGTGGGGCCCCGGCCAAATTCCCGATGAGAGCGAACCTTGGGCCAACGATCCGCAAGCCTATTACGACGCCAACAAAGCAGACCCATTCCCTGTTTGCACCTGCGGCCGTCCGTCCAATCAGTTATGGATGGGGAATGGTGCGTGCTGCCATGAGCACATGAAAGAGATCCAGAAGAAAGAGCCGGCCAAGGAGGTGCAGTCGTGAAACCGCAAACAGAATTCGGATGGGCGGTTTGCTCTGACTGGTGCCTGATCCCCTATCTCTGCAATCGCACCCGATCTCAAGCAATTGAGGCGTTCATGGAATTCGTTGGCGAGCCTCGCACCAGATGGCGCAAATACAAGCGCCAAGGCTGGCGGTGTAGCCGTGTGCGGATCAGCGAATTGACGTTTGGTAATGAGGTGCAGTCGTGACCGACACAGACAAGCCAATAGACGAAGCGTTGGACAAAGTCCTGCGTGCCGCTGGCAGCAGCCTAGACAACTACACGGTACCGAAAACCCGTGAGGCGATGCGGGAGGCAATGCGCGGTGTTATGCGGGCGGCTTGGGTTGAGGGTAGTAATGCTGGATGGAAGGCAGCGAGAGGTGAAGCTGAATGAAGCGAGAACACGAAATGCAAATCATCCACGTAGCGTTTGCCAAAATCTACCAGTACAAGTCCGTCACGTTTGAACTCCATGAGTATTTCGGGCCGACATTCCTGCGCCGGAAAGATTTTGAGCCGCGGTCAGCTTGGTCTATTCAGCAAAGGCAGTGGAGTGAATTTGGCCAGTGGTTTCGGCTTTCTGCGGATCAGAGAGAGGAGTACAGGCTGATATGACCCTACCCCTTGACGTATCCCGGTGCGCTGGCCGGTATGGCTTTGACATTGATGGCGAACGGTGTCCGGAGCGAACCACCTGCCAGCGATACTTGGCATGGGGTTATTTAGATGCTGAAGCCGGTATCCCGAATTACAGAAGCATCCCAGTCAGCATGGCTGTGCGGGATTGTGGGCACAAGATTGAGGTGAGTGAAGATGATATTGAACCTGAGTCGTGACGCGGCATACGAGCTGCGTGACATGCTGAACAAGGTCTTGGTCGTTGATGAAGAATCACCGCTGAAGCTCTACCGTGTTCGCATTGGGTGCTCTCCAGCCCACAAAGATGCGACGGTTGACGAGTTCAACCTGACTCCAGAATTTTGCGATATGCAGTCGGAGCGCAGCAGTGAAAGCAGTTAACGACAAAATCACACGCCAACTGAAGTGGTACAAACACACATCAAGACCCGCACAGGCCCGTCCGCCTCAGCCGCAGTATTGGGACTGGCGAGCGGTGTCACGACAGATCAACCGGAGGACTCATGCCGGAAGAACAACAGATCGACCTCTTCGCCCCACCGATCGCGCTTGAAGTCGCAGCCACCCTCCCCGAGTGGTTCCGCATCCAGCGGCTGGCGGATGCCCTCGGGTATGAATCGCACTTTGATGCCGAGTTTCGAGATACCTGGTACGCCGAAGTATTCCCGCACCTCGAAGAGCGCAAAGTCTACATCGCAGGCGATGAGTGCAGCGGTAACTATCGGGGCTTTTTCGATGAATACCGGCTGGCCGCAACTGACGAACACAAACCGGAGGTCACATGGATCGACTACTGACAGACCAAGAGATTGCAGACCTGACCGGACTGGTGCAAGCATCCGCACAAAAGCGCTGGCTGGAGCAAAACGGCATCCACTACTTCCAACGCAGCGATGGCCAGCCCCGCACCACCTGGCACCACGTTAACCACCCGATGCTGCGCAAAGCTGCCGTGAACGACAGCGCCAGCACGCCCAACTTCGGAGCACTGAGAAATGGCACGTAGACGCAAAGCCGAAAACGAATGGCTGCCCGAGCGAGTCTACCGAGGCCGCTCGGCATTTGAATTCCGACCCGACAAAAAGACCTGCATCCCGCTCTGCCCGATAGACGCACCGCGCCGGGCAGTGCTCCGGCGCCACGCCGAAGAGCTGGCAAAGTACCAGGTCATCGAAAACACCTTTGAACACCTGGTCAGCGAGTTCATGCAGTCAGCTGCATTCCGCGCCCTATCCCCTCGCACCCGATCAGACTATGAGCGCTACAGCAAAACCGTGCTCAAAGTGTTCGGCGCGATGCGGATCGAGCTGATCAAGCCCGAGCATATCCGGCAGTACATGGATGAGCGCGGCGAGCAAACCCAGATACAGGCAAACCGTGAACACAGCTTCATGAGCAAAGTGTTCAGCTGGGCCTATGAGCGGGGCAAGGTACCGATCAATCCCTGCCGAGGCGTGCGCAAACACACCGAGCGGAGTCGTACCCGCTACATTGAAGACTGGGAATATGACGCCGTTTACGCCCAGGCCAATGCCTACGTCAAAGCCGCAATGGAGATCAGCTACTGCTGCGCCACCCGTCAGGGTGACGTGCTCGACCTGACGCACGAACAGCTGCAGGACGAAGGCATTTACATCAAGCAGGGCAAAACCAACAAGGCTCAGATCAAACGCTGGAACCCCCGCCTTCGTGCGGCCATCAAGATGCTACGCCAGCAGCAGGTCGTTGCCAACCGCACCTTCCTGTTCGTAGACAAAAACGGCCAGCGGATCACCGGCCACAAGCTGCGGCAGTGGTGGCGTAAGGCAAGGGATGACTCCCAGGAACAAGCCAGAGCGGAAAAGCTGAACGCGAACCTGCTATTTGATTTCACATTCCACGACATCAAAGCCAAAAGCATCAGCGACTACGAAGGCAACAAGCAGCAGTTCAGTGGCCACAAAACGCAGTCACAGGTACAGGTCTATGATCGCAAAGTGCCCGTTGTGGATACGCATGATTGAAGTGTATCGGACGATACAAAAAAGGAAGGAAGCGGCTCGCTTATGAAACCACTGTATAACTTGAAATCAATTCGGAAATTATCGGATACGCTGCCGGTCGGCAGCGTAACTCTTTGAAATATATGGAGGCTGGAGTCGGAATCGAACCGGCGTACACGGAGTTGCAGTCCGCTGCATGACCACTCTGCCATCCAGCCATACCGTTGAGATTGGAGCGGGAAACGAGACTCGAACTCGCGACCCCGA